CAGTTATTGACTTCTTTACCACCCTTTACCTTAGTGCCTTGCTTCTTATATCCTTTCCAGCAAGTCTTGAAACCGTTGTCATCTTTGCCATCCATCTTGACTTTCTCAAGAACATAGATGACACCATCAATTTCATACTCTTCAGTTTCTAGAACCTCATACTCTTCATTCTTAGGAGCAGACTCTTGACCAACGTAAGCACCTTTCTTAGGAGTTTTCTTACGCTTAGTGGTATCTTCAATCTCTGCGCCATGTGACTGAGGATCCATACCATCGAAAGGTGCTTCTGATAGATTCAGATTTACTGGATCAGTATTCTGGAAGCAATCACCTCCCATCCACTTACCATACGCTTCCATCAGACCTGATGAAAATCCATCATTATTCTGAACTGTGTTGATCGGTTTCTGGTACTTCATCTTTATAGTAAAGTTCTTCTCGTATTATTTATAGCCCTGATATTCTTGATCCACTCTCGGAACATTTCACCATCTTCAGTAATGACGATTGCGTAGTTTCCACCAACACGATGGATAGTTCCACGTTCACCATTACGGGAAGACATAACAAAGTCTCCCTCCTTGAATACCTCATGCTGACGTTGTTGTTGGCGTAGTGCCTCTTCACGTAGTTTCTTGAAATCTTTCATTAGTCTCTAACCTTTACATAAGATGAATTGTAAAAATAACTTTTCTTGAGTAAACCAGAATCATCAAAGATCTGCAGTCCATGAGAAGCAGCGTACAGATACAAGGACTTCAAAACATTATTTTTGATGATTGGTTGTATTTGACTACTAGACATAACCCAACCAAGTTCAACGGAGGCAATCTTTGATTTGAAATAATTTTTCAAATCTTTTTCTGATTTGTTTAGATCGTAATTATTTTCCCCAGAGAGGAATTTTATATACTCACCAAGCAAGGTAGGCCAACCAGCATTTCCAGTTACATGATTGATATCTGTATTGTCGATAAAAAATCTGTTCTTCTTGGCGACATGCTGCTCAAATGATTTTATCGCTGGTTCTTGACTCAATTGTTGTTTTCTCATCAAAGCGACAAATGCATTTCTCTTTTGTTTGAGTGTACTCTGGATTGATGAACTTGTCATATCAATAATCATTTCCGCTGGACCAACTGAAATTTTACCATGTTTAGCAGAAGAATTGGGAGCACCAAGTTCAAATTGTACATTCTCACCAACGTTGAAGTTTCTACAATCAAAGAAATAATTATATGATTTCTTCACATGCTTATTGGTTCCACCAACTTTCGTAGTATAAATGACCTTGAAGTGGATGTAAATCTTTGCCGCCGTAGGCACCCAGTCAACACTAATGTCGGTTACCTCAACATGGAACTCTTCAATAGAAGGATTTGAAATTAGTTGAACCGATGTTTGGTTCAAAGCTTTTTTCAAAGAAATAGGAATGAGAGTTCCGTTCAGAATGTTTTCATGTATCCAAGAATTGTATCTTGCTAGTTCTGCCATGTCTGCCTGAACTTTTTCATCAGTTGCAGTAATAGATTTTTTCCCAGTAAACTTTTTCCATTCTTTCATATCACCAGCAAAGAATCCCATAGTAGTTGTTTTCAACTCTTGCTTATTCAGATTTTTTGCAACGGCAAAGATATCCGCTGGATTCCATTTATCATCTACAGAAGATCCATAGTTCTTCACATCATTAGAAATATTATTCATTCTCCTCAGATAATTTTGAAGAGTGTGATTGAACTTGTTATACCACTTACTCTTGAACCAACTGATTTCTGGTGTGCCGCCAAAATAAAAATCATAGTTCACACCAGATTTTAGATAAGGAGACTTGTATAAAGCATTTGCTACGTTGACCCCAGATTTACGCCATTCATCTTTTCCCATTCCATAAAGAAAAACTTTATGTTTGTCCTTATTTGTTACAACATTTTGATTGATTATCTGAATAACTTTAGGATCTTCGTTCACACCTTTCATAAGAAATTCATGAAACTCTGGTTCTGTTATGTCAGAACCTTTATCCTGCCTCAAAGCCAAAGCATAGCACGTTAGAGTTTCAGTCCAGTCGGATTCTTTTCCACTAAATTGAGACTTGAATTCATCCCCACCTCTACCAGAAACAACCTGCTTTCCTATCTTATTGAGAGATAGTACTTCTATTTTCTTGGGGTTAGTTATACTTTGATATTCTATATCTTTGAATGCATATCTACCAACATCTTTTGTTTCCATAGATCCTGGTGGAAGTTTCCTAAACAAATCATCTAAGATATCTTTATCATAGACGTTCAATCCCCATTCTTTTAGTTCATCATAAATTTCAAGGATTCGTTTTACTTTCTCGCCATCTTTATAAATTCTCCTAGTAGCGACAGACTCATCAGTAAAAGGTACGTCCGCACCAGTTCTCATGAGTTCAACAAACTTCTCCAAGTACTGGAATGGTTTTTTGATTACTTCTCCAATAGCTGCTACTGTCATGGAAGGTTACCTTTTACTGCTTTGAACAAACGGGTTTTGAAATCTTTGTTTCTTTTTAGATGAGTGGGAAGACCAGAGACGAACGTTTTCAAATCCATCTCAGCAATCGCCTTTCTCATTTTGCTAGCAGACATACCAGCAACACCTTCAGCATCTGGATCTCTAGTACCAGCACTCTTGATTTCAATCGTATTCATTTTATAATCCGTTCCATTATATTTTTTGATGAACTGGAAGGCAGGAACACGATCAGAACCAACTACGAAAATGGCATCCGTGTATCCTTTTTCTTCCAACCACTTCAACGCTTTGATAGCATCTTTGATATCAGTATCATAGATAATTTTAGACTTGTGATCTGGAAACATCTCTTTCATGAATCCAACCTTTTCCTCCGCATCCAAAGGGTTTTTGCCTTTGTTATCTACCGTGTGACTGGGGAACACGTAGTAGTCATTACTACCAGCATACTCTTTGACCTTATTTATCAGTAGCTCATGACCCGTGGTAGGAGGATTGAAACGACCGAAAGTGAATACTGCAACCTTAGCACCCTCACCAACTGGAGGAGTCCACGTTTTATCCAACGTAAAGTTGGCACGAGAGAACTCCAAACGATCAACGATCTTGACTGCCTTGCCATCTACGATAGCAACATAACCTTCTGGTTTGGTAACCACAAAGTTATCACCATTACGGAGAAATACTTTCGTGTCGCTGAGAGCAGCGAGTTTCAGGTTGATGAGATTCTTGGCATTCGTGAAAGAGTTATACATCACGATGAACGCTTTGAACGCTCTCTTGTTATCCTCTAGATACGAAATACCATTAGCAAGAATGTCACGATACTGTGCCTTAGACTTCTCAGTTTTCAGGCTCTCCACCTTCTCAACCAAAGACTTCTCAAACGCTGCCTGAAATCCACTCATGAATTTGGCGGTGTTGTTAATCGTCTTACCTTCCTTCACGAAAGAGTTGGTGTAACGCTTCATCGTATAACCAAGGGTGAATTGCTTGGTCGCTTCATGAGCGATAACCTCAAGAAAAGGTTTTGCGATAGAAGCATTCCTAGTCACAACAGAGATGACAGACTTGAGTACACGCTCCTCTGCCGAAGTCAGACCAGACTTGGCGCTGATGTTATCTACCGTAGCAGATGCAAGGAATACATTACGAGTAGATTTGAGATTGAATTGATCGACACCAAACCCAGCACCCATCTCAAGCAGAGTTTGACCGCCACTATAGAAAGTGTGGAACACAACTCCAACTTGTGCTGCCTTTACTGCTTTGCCTAGATCGCTAGCTACAGGCCAAGCATAAGTCAGGGTGTTAGGAGTTGCCGTATAGAAACGATCACCATCAATCGTCTTGGTTTGAATATCTTCTTTGCTGAAGAGAAGGTCTCCCTGAATGACTCCTTTGACTTTCAGTTCAGGAAAATACTTTAGACAATACTTTAGTTTAGTAGCAAGATCAGGAATGTGACCATGATTCTTGTCGATATCTTCATCGGTAAAATTTACCTTTGGTTCTTTCTTGTTGAATACAGACTTGGTGCCGACAAAGAATTTGCCGCTCTCTGGGTCGATACCGCAAACCACAGCAGGAGCGCCATCCCATTTGGTAGTAACCTTCACATTACCAGTAGGACGCCCACCAAGTTCGTCAATAAAACCTTGGATCAGATCTTTAGAGGCGAGGTATCCATTATATCCATAATTAATTAGCTCGTCCTCCAGGTGCTCCAGGTGCTTGTTCTGGGTTGCCATCTACGGAAAAAGGGGGACACCCTTATTTAGGTTCCCCCTTATCATAGCACATCAGCGGTCGCCCGCAACGCGGTTCTCAGAGTAGTAAGCGTCGAATGTGCCCTCAGGATACCGTTTTGACAATTTGGTGATGTTATTATCAAGCACCTCTTCCATAGAGATTCCTAATGCTTGGGTAGCTTGTGCCACATACCACATAATATCACCCAACTCAATAATAAGATGCTCTCGGTTGTCGCGGTTCCAAGGCTTACCTTGGAAAACCATCTTCTTAATGATCTCAAGGAACTCACCACCCTCAGCATTAATACCAACGCCAGCAGTAAGCAGTCGTTCAATATTGGCACCCTCACGATCCAACTCGCCAATTCGATCAGCAAAATCAACGAAGTTCGTAGAAGCAGCAGAGGTAACCTGTGCCACAAACTCTTCATACTTTTTGAATTCAATAGTCATACATTCCACTCAGCAAATTTAGATAGACGGTTTTGTGTTTGTTGAAATTGTGCGAAGTCTTCACCAGGATCTTCGCTATCGATGCTGATTGAGGAAGCATCATCTGCTACATCATACAGCTTCATCTTCGCTCTGTCAATTCCCACCATGAATTTTCTAGAGGCAGTTGGGTCGTTGTATCTGTTTTTAAGTTGTTTGACCATGATGCGACCTTGTTGTTCAAGTTCATCAGTACTGATAAGGGCAAACATAAAATCAGCAGTGGCAGGAAGGCCAAAAGACTCAGAAGTATCGGTAAGGTCAGGGTCACTATTACCGTAACCACTACGAGTAGTTTGAGTAGCAGAGACAATAGGTACATTATGTTCCACAGCAAGACCGCGCAGCTCTTCAGCAATCGCCTTGACATACGTGTAAGAATTAACAATCGCACCTTTATACCTCGCACTCGCACAGATGTTTAGATAATCTACAAAGATTATATCAGGTTTGAAATCTTTTTTCAAGGAAAGATCTGAGAGTAGTGCCTTGAAGTGTCCAACGTGGGCACTTGCAGTTGGATACTCTTTGATGATAAGTTTGCCTCTTGTCTTCCTAGCAATTTCATTAACCTTAGAATTGAAGAGAACCTCAGGAAGTTCGACAATATCTTTGACATTAACATTCAGAAGGTTTGCGTCAATTCGCTCAGCAATTTTCTCCTCTGCCATTTCACATGTAATGTAGAGAACGTTGTAGTTCTGAGTGAGCGCGGCAGCAGCCGCATGGCACATGAATAGAGATTTCCCGACGCCTGTACCAGCAAGAGCGATGTTGAGAGTCTTGTTAGGGAGACCACCTTTTGTAATGAAGTTAAACTTTTCGAGATCAAAGGGAATCTTTTCTTCCTTACGGTGGTAGAAATCATATCGGTCTTCTGCTTGTTCAATGTAATCGTGTCCTATGTGTTCGTCGAAAGATACTGCCAAGGCCGCTTGTAGGATACTTGGGATCGCATCTTTTGATAGTTTCTTATCGCCGCCATCTGCGATCTTGATAGACTGCATGAGGGCGAGATAGATTGCTCGGTCTTGGCACCACTTCTCTGTGGCATCAAGGAGCCAGTTGAAATCAACCCATTCGTCTCCAAGGGACTTGAGGGTAGATAACGAACTTTGAAATGTGTCTTCTGTAAGATCGTTTCTAGATTGGAGATTGATTGCGAGAACTTCTTGAGTAGGTATCTTGTCATACTTACTGGCAAAGTCAGCAACCTCTTCGAATAAGATTCGCTCATGGTATTCGTTGAAATATTCTGCTTTTAAAAAGGGAACTACCTTGCGATAATACTCCTCGTTATAAAGGAGGTTACGCAAGATAGTTTCTTCGATACGTTCAGTTGCCATAGGAGAATTCTTTACGTGCTGCTTCTTCAAGTTGTGCCATTACTTCTTCGGTAAAGTACTTCTCGGGATCAGCAAGAATAACGGAAGGATAAACAGAGGATTCACCAACAACGATACGATTTCCCTTGCGAGTGAATACTCCGTGTGCCTCACCCAGTTCCAGTAATCCGTAATAGCGATCCAATCCACGTTCATCAAAATAGAGTCTGGTTTCAACTTTACTACCTTCTTTGGTTAGACGAGACTTCTTTGCTTCACACTTAATAATGTTGCCAACAACTTCAGTTCCATCTTTCTCTTTCTTTTTACCAAGATAGATGATAGTAGATGCAGCATACTTCAGACCTGTGCCGCCACCCATCTCCTTTGTTGGGACATAGGATCCAATTACATCGTAGGTATGGTTTGTCACGATCATAGGCACACCTGCCTGACCCAGTTTCAGAGTCAGCACTCGGAAGGCACCTTTGATAAGTTGCGATTTAGTCATGTCACGAACTTGCTTGTCGTTGGCAACATCTTCCATCTCTTTGGAGGTAGAGAGCATACCAAGGGAGTCCAGAACAAATAGCATAGGCACTCGTTCATCTTTAGGTTCCTTCATGTACTTGTCGAGGATGCGACAAGCTTGGGTACGAAACTCTTCGATAGTTCCCACAGGCATGATAATCATTCGTTTGGAATCAATACCACGACTCTCGATCATATCCCGAGAAATAGCTGACTCACTTTCAAAATAGATAACTCCCCCAGTAGAGTTAGCATTAAGAAAGTTACGAACAACAGAAAGTGCAAAGAAAGTTTTACCTGTACTACTTTCACCTGCGAGGGCAGTAACTTTATTTGACGGGATTCCACCAAAGAGAGACCCACTAACGACTGCGTTGAAAATGTAAGAGCCTGTATCAACAAACGTAGTGATATCGCCAGCGGCAACACCGTCACTAACCACGCTAGCAAATTCATTACCTGACTCTTTAATTACTGTATCTAGGAATCCCATTTGTTTACCTCATCTTCATACATGTTTACGTAAGAGTATTCATTACTCATCATTTTAGCAAATGCTCTTGCAGTTTCAAACTGTTCGAAACATTTGATATTATTTGGACCAATCTGCCCGACAACATGATTGGTCCAAGTCACAACCCAGACGTTCATTCAAAGAAACTCCCAATCGTGATCACTTTTTCGTGTTGCCATCCAATACATTGTAGCACATTTTTCAGAGGTTCGAGAAACGACTTTTCGAACTGCGTTTGATAATCCACGTATTTCTCAAGTCCAAACTCCTGAGGTAACTGACCAAAGAAACTAATGCAGTTTTCGTGAATGGGGTTTGGAGTTTTGAGATACATGAACTTGATCTTCTCTCCCTCCTGAATGAGAGGATGCTTGTTCTCTACTTTGTATTTTTTAACATAGTGATTATACAGCAATGCTCCTCTGACGGCGATTGGAGTTTTGGGTTGGTAGATCTCAGTTGGGTGACGATACTTAGCCAAGTTGTTAACTCCTCTTGGGAATGCAACTTCTTCATAAGGGCGCAGTCTCGTTTCTGCTCGCACAACATTGATGAAATCGATAAGTTCATCATTTGTCTTGCCGATAATGATCTTAAATGCTGCATACAACTTATCCCTAAAGAATGCTGGGGTAGAAGAACGGGCGGTTTCGAGACCCATAATTTTCATTTTGGGTTCAGCATATCGGACACCTTCGCTGTCCCATACGTTGAGAATGTATCGCTTCTTTGCAGTCCAGATGCCACGGTCAGCGATATTCTCTCGCTTCATCTGCATCTTTTGATCGTAAGCATTTACATATGTGGCAAGTTCTTGGTAACTCTTTTCAATAAAGGGTTCAATTTGAGATTGACAAGCTTTATCTAGAAATGCAACTACCTTTTCTTTTGAAGGTAGATTATCACCAAAGACATTTTGAACGAGGGCATCAAGACACAGATAGATGCTATCAGTATCAGAGGCAATCACATAATCCACATCACCAGTCTTCAACACCTTATTTAGATACTGGTTCATTTTGTTCTCAATCCAGCGGATAGAGAGCTGACCAGACAAGGTGATCGCTTCGGCATTTGCCAGTTTGTAATAACGAAAGTGCTCGTTACCAATAGCACCATAAGCAGAGTTGAGAGAAATTTTCTTTGCCATCTGAATGTTATTGCATCTGGCAATCTCTTTCATGAGTTCTACAGTAGGAGTTTTTATTCAAGAACCCTTCAACATTTGCAGAAGGATGCCTACGTTCGATGAGTGTCTCTGGCGAGATGTTGTACTGCATAATAAGATGGGGATACAGGCTATTAAGATCAAAGCTGACCACCCAATTATAAAACCCAGGAATCGGTTCTTTGACATAAGCACCAGCGTACTTCTCGGTTTTAGTCGCTTCCTTCTTTGGCGGGATAGCAATCTTACGCTTTAGAAGTTCCACGTAAATATAGTTATCCCACATCCGAACTTGACTAAACACATCTTCATAATTCACCTTGGCGTCGTATGCCATAGTGAATGCAAGTTCGAGAAGTTTCATCTTATCGTCTAGTTGATCTACCAAGCGAACGTCGTGAATGTTGTATTCAATAAACTTCTGCCAGTCGTTCTCATAGAACTCCTTGAAGGTATCAAACTCGCTGTGATCGAGTTTCTTTGCACCAAGTTCTACGTTACAGATATGATCGAGACGATAGGACTCTTGATTGGTGTAAGTAAATTTCTTATACAGTTCAAGATAATCCAGCGTTGAGATACCAAGAGTATCAACAGCAAACTGCTTACGACCTTTGATAAAGATCTCACGACGAGATACTAGTTTCCAAGGAGAGAGAAGTTTAGTGAATTTCTCGCCAAGGATCCTGTCAATACGATTGTGAATGTACGGCATATCGAATAGCTGTACGTTCCAACCAGTAACTACGTCTGGATAGTTTGCTTGCCAGAATTCGAGGAAGGCACCTAGCATACTTTCCTCATGGCGGAAGTGCATATAATCCACCATAGAATCCACGTTGTTAAAGGGACGGGCACCAAAGACTGTGATACGTCCTGTAAAACTATCTTTGATACTGATAGCAAGAATTTCTTGGTCTGCGGTTTCAATATCGGGGAATCCATTTTCAGCAGCAGTCTCGATGTCAATTGTAAATACACGAACCTTGCTGCTGTCAAACTTCACTTCCTCCTCAGGATGCTCTTCCGCAATATACTGATAGAGGAAGCGAGAGTTACCGTAGATCTCAAAGTCTTCTACTTCTTTGTATTGCTTTACAAAATCTCGTGCTTCAGTAATAGAACCAAACTTATGTGGTTCCACACAGTCACCTTCAAG